TTCTACTGTGAATTCCTCAATAGTATCGCTACTATCATAGGAAAGGTCAATTGCAGCAATGTTAGTGGGGAAAATATCAAAGAATTTATATGTAGCAGCAGTTTCAAGACCAGTTCCAACGGCCGTATTTTTACCTACTGCACTATTTCCTCTTCTAAATTGCTTTACAAAAGCATCACACATATAATCTGATGGATTGGTAAAACCACTACCATCAGCATATTGTCCTATTGATTGCATCCAAGCTTCCATAGCATCTCTGATAAGAAAGTCTTGATCATTAATTACAGTAATAGTCCAAGGATCAAATGTACGATCCCCTGCAACTTTAAAGGTTCTTCCTCTAAAAGGAACGTCAACTGATGCAATATTTGATGCAGGAAGGGCGGCCGCCTTACATAAAATGGGGAAGTTTTCGGTTAAATTTATTCCAGATGGTGGAGCTGGAATTGTTACTTCAAATAGATTGGGACGAGCACCACCACCAATGAGTGCTGATTTAAAGTCCTGAATAGAGTGTGGCATTTTTTTAAGTCCTCCTTGGTGTTTTTAAATTAAATCAAACAGTACCAGCAACTTCATCAAAACTTACTCCAGTTCTTGTAGCAACAAAAGTAAGTGTGACATAATTAATAGACTTAGCAGGTTTCAGGTAAATGTCAGCTCTAAATTCATTATTATCAATAACATCTGGTGTATTATTTGATGCATCACAAACAACTAAGAATCCATAAAGACCACGCTTTGCTTGAACATCGCGAAGGTAAGGTTCAACAATGTTTCTAAAGTTCGCTCTCGTAATCTCATCATTAAGTTCAAAGAGTTGTGCCTGAGCACTTCTTTCTAGTGCCTGTTCAATTGTAAGGAACAGACGGCGAACATTGATTCTATCAAATGCGGATGCATACCCAAGAGCAGTTTTATCACCAAAGAGAAGAATTCCAACACCAGGTTGATTAACAATTGAGTTAATTCTTAATGGATAAAGTTGATCTCTCTGTGCCTTACTTGGATTGTATGCAAGTTTAATCGCATTATTTAAAATACCTCTCTGCTGTCCTGCAGGAGAGAACCAAGGATATGCAACAATATTTGTTCTAACCATTAAACCGGCAACATCAGCGTTGCAGGGAATATAGCGGAACTTATTGTTAAATCTATCGTATGTGTACTTATATCCAGAATCAAAAACTGCATAAGATGAAGAGGAAAGTGGAGAGAAGAACTCCAATATATTATCAGTTTGGGTATCAGTATTTGTAATATCTACAACATCTGCACGATGAGGTGAGATTACTGCAATACAATCCTTTCTTCCATTAGCAATTGAAATGAGATGATTTGCTTTTGCCTGAGAATCAAGTTTATTTCCTAATCCTGGGCCCATAATTAAATAATCTACTTGAATTTCATCTCTATTTGAGAATAAATTGTAGGAAGTAAAGAGATCTCCAAGAGTTGCTGTCATACCACCAGTTGAACCATTATAATCTTTTCCACCAGTTAGATTATAAGTTACATTTCCAAGAGCACTGTAAACTTTGTCTTGTGCGTCTTTGTTCCAAAGACCTTCTGTAGTTGTATAATCAGTAAATGCTGAAGAGAATCCAGTTGCAACAACTGGTTCGTTTGCATTTGCTTGATCTGAAGGATTGTCTCCAACATAAACATAATTTGAATATGTTGCAAGATAGTTCTTCCACCAGATTTTTTGTGGGGAATTAACCGCAGAAACTGCATCAGTTGCTTTAGATAGTCCAATATGCTTTTCAAGAAGATTTCCTTGAATTCCAGTAACTGTTCCAGTATCATCAACAATAACTACGTGAATTTCATCACTCTTACCATTTCTATTAGCGGCATATTGTGAAGTGCCTGGTTTTGGTGCAATTGAATTCCAATAAATTGAAGTATTTGATAAGTTAAGAGTCTGCTGATCATACCAATCAAGAATTGGATTAGATCCAGTATTAATTGTACAACTATCTACTAAAGCACCGGTGTCGTCAATTATTCTTACAGTAATACTTCCACCACTTGTTGATGGTGTAAATGATGCTAAACGAGACTTTTGTGCATAAGTTACTTTAGTCTCTGTTCCATCGGTAGAAACGATAGAATTAATTTTAACATCAAGAGTGCTTGCTCCAATGCCAGTTACAATTCCCTTTAAATATCCATTAAATGAGGAAGTTGTACCAATACCAGCAGATGCAACATTAGTAAGTGTAGTAGTTACTCCCATACCAATTGAGGCATTTGCAGTAACTGCAGCACCAACATTTAAGATTTGGTCTGCTTTATCATCAATTACACAAACTTTTAAGTTATTTGCCCAGGAACCTGGATTTTTTGCTGCGAAAATATAATTAGCAATATCATCTGCGTGGTTTGCCTCATAGTCATCAAAATTCTTGATCTTGAGTGAGGGATCTCCTGCAGTAGAAACTCCTGCAGAATTTCGAATAGCATTTGCAGATCTTAGGTTGGTGCCATCTACTCTAGCTACTTTAAGAACACCACCATATGAAAGAAATGATGATGCACTCATCCAATACTCATATTGTGAATCTGATGAGATTGGTTTTCCAAAAACCGTAAGTAATTCGTTCTCTGTAGTAATATCAATTGGTTCTTCAACTGGACCAATTGCAAAAGGACCAGCAATTGCTCCAATGTTATCTAAAACATTATCAGCTCTTCCTACTGTTAAATCAACCTCTCTGACGAGTACGCCTGGAGATAATTGAGGAGTCGCCATTTTTTTCTCCGTAAATCTCAGTTTAACTAGAAATTATTTATTAAAACGACACTTTACGTAGGGGAAACAAGACGTGAATATCTACCAATCAGGATATTCCCATTTGGTGATCTGTGAGTATTTTCTCTTTGATTCAATAACTCTTTTTACAGTACATTCTTTACATTCATAAGAAAATGAAGATGCTACTGGTCCTCTATCTTTGCGTGTTCTATAAAACCCATCTATTAAATTTTTTACTTCAAAACAAACTCTACACTCTCTATCAGTAAGCAATAAATGACCTAATTTAATTTGCTTATCTAAATCCATTACATATATTCCCACATATAAGCACGATCTCCATATTCATCTAAATGCCATCTATCACCATCCTGATCAACAAAACTATCTTCATCTAAACCGTCAGAAACAAATCCAAATGGAGACATATCTTGTTCAATTTGATTTCTTTGCTCCTCATATAATCTTTTTCTTACGTCTTGATCGGTAAGTTCTTTGAAGTAGTCTTGAGCCACTAACCAAGCGTAAATTACAAGACACATTGCCAAATCATCATTACATCCTTCTTCTGCTTCAAATGAATTGTGTTTTTGTATAAAGGTTGTAAGTTCACTAATAATTTCATAATCATTTAAATATAACTTATCTTCCTCAATCATTGTTTTGAGATTTAGACATCCAACTTTTTTTACTGTTTTAGACATCTTAACTCCCAATTGAGTTTTCTTTCCAGAAAATCCCTGTCCCACAATTTGACCAGCTCTTCCTCTCATAGAGCACATAAGAAGATTATTATATTCTAAGTCATATTGAAGAATTGAAGCTACTTGATCTCCAACATCATTAACCTCACATAAAATGTAAGCATCATTATAACTTTTTGCTATATCGTAAATAATACTTGGAAACAACATTGGTTTGATTTCATTATTTCGATACTTGGCAACTACCTTATGTGGGAATTGTGTGATATCTACTACAGCAAACGCAGAGTAATCGCTTCCTACGCCTCTAGCAACGTCTACAGTAATCAAATAGTCGTGTTCCTCTACAGGATCCACATAAACGTCCAAACCCGCACTACGGGTCTTGGGGTGGTCATACACGAGGGTTCTGAGTTTGCTTGGAGCGATTAAAGTGTCAACAGATCCTAAGAACTCACATTCAAACTCAACCTTAAATTGAGAGTCTGAAGTATTTGCAATTGTTTGTTTTTTCCATTCTTCATCTCGTCCAGGAACTTCGCTCCAGTGAACGTCGGTGAATATATACTCATTTTTACCTTTTTCGGCATCGTGCCACATTCGGTAAAAATGATTCATACCGTGTGGGGTAGAAACTATAATAACTTTAGTATTTTTACCTGAAGTAATTGTAGGATAAACTGAGGCAAAGAAAGAATCTGCAATATGATTTGGAACGAAAGCAAATTCATCCAAAAATAAGATATTGAATGACATACCACGAACTGCAGAAGCAGAAGTAGAAGCAGCCAAGATCTTACTTCCATTTTCCAATTCAAGAGATCCTTTGTTCCAAGATATGATACCTTGCTGCATCCACTTGGGAAGATTTTCATAAGCAGTCTGAAGTCTATCTAATAGTTCTCTTGCCGTTGCCGCTTTGTTTGCAAGAATGCCAATGTTTACATTATCATTAAATACTGCGTAGTGAAGAAGAAAAGATACTACAGTAGTACTTTTTCCCGTTTGGCGCGGCATCTTACAGATATTGAATCTGTGATTATGAAAATTTCTAATTAATTTTTCTTGAAAGTGATATGGTTTAAACGTCTGCAATCCGTGGTCAAGAGTTACAATTTTTACATAATTGTTTGCAAAATAAACAGGATCTTCCTGACACTTAACAAACTCAAGAATTTGTTCCTGAGTAAATTCAATAGCAGTATTTGCTTTTTTTAATAAAGGATTACCAAGATAAACATCATTTGACATAATAAAACCTATTTGTTAATTACAATTCCAACGACGGAGTGCTTTGTTAATATTGCTGTCAGGATCTCTTGCAGTTTTTGCTGAAGTAAGTTTTGATTTCATCCCAGACATACGGCTACAAAAGGACTTGCGACGAGATGCTCTTTTTCCTGTTGGATTTTTTTCAGTTACTGCAGTTTGCAGTTTTGAACCGGGATTTTCTCTACGATATGCCTTAACTGCATCTGGACTTAATCCATCAGTCCTATCCCTCCGGTTAACTGCTTGCCAATCTTCCTCAATCTCAACTTCTTCTCCCATTGGTTTTACATAATTTTTGTTTGCCCCTGGTTTCGCTGCACTTCCTCCCTGAGGACCAAATGCTTGAATTAATGGTTGCCCTGGTTGAAGATCAGAAACAGAATAGTAAAGTACGTTGCATCCAGGATAAACTTTTTGAAGTTCATCGTTAATTTCTTTACGAGTAGGAAGTTTTACTTGTGGGAAAAATATTTTGAGTGAATAGTATTTTCCTCTCCAAGAAAGAGTAACTGCGATGATATTTCCTGTTTGTGCTTGAAGTCTTGTTGCTTCATCTACTTGAGATTTGAATCCTGTAATTGGTTCTGGTTTAATCAAATCTATAACTTCGGCAAAAGTATTTCCATCCAAGTCTTCAATGGTTACGTCTTCTTTTTTTACACACCTATTGTATTTTTTGCCAAAAAGTTTTTGAGTACCTTTCTTTTCGTATCCAGGCCAACATTTCATCTCATCCATAATTTTATCTACCAATTTTTGCTCTTCCATTTCACCACTTGTAACATAATCTGCGGCTGTATCGATATAATCTGCTGCTTTAGTAATTTTTGATTGAACCCATGCTTCTAAATCACCTTCACCTTTACCAACCTTTTTTTCCAATCTTTTGATTGCATCGTGAATAGTTTTTAATTCTGATCTTGCCATTGAATACTCTTCGTCCTTCACAGAAACTTTATCCCATGCCTTTTCTCCATAAGAACATTGAGATCTTGTTTCTCTTTTGTCACATAAAGGACAATATCTCTCTTCTTCGTGCATAGTTGCCTCCGATTTAGTTCCCCAGTTGTCTGCACCAACTTTACGGCATTTAACAAGTGCTCCAGATGCATATGCACTAGGCCAAACATCATATCTAGACTTTACCTTATGATAACAAGCATCTTTTTTTCCACTACCTTTACCTGGTTTGTCTTTGACTTCTTGTAGGTCCATTTCTTCAGTTCTTACGTTAGTTGGTTTTGCTCCACCAGTTTTTTGTGGTTGATTTGGGT